ATATTTCTTTTAGTTTCCCAGCAGTCACTGTATTTAGTTCAATACAATTTAAAAATAATTCAAAAGACATTTCATTACCTGAAGGATCTAATGCACATCTTTCATCTTTATTGAAATAAGGTAGATTAATAAAGTTACCATTTATTTTATCCCCATCTGTATTTGTTCCTAGTTTAGTTTGCTTAGGAAATACTTCTGTGGTGATTGGTAGTTTAAATAAAAATAAAACTTGTTCTAAAAAACTTTTTATTTCTTTTGCTTGTACAAATTCTTTTGTAAATAAATATAAATGAAGTCCATTACTTTTTGATCTAACAGGTATGAGTGGTAATTCTTTTTCTTGAATAATATCTAAATAATATTTTACATCTAAGTCTTTATAATTTTTTGGATCAATATCTATTGCACCGAATCTTGCAAAACCATTATCATCACAAGGTTGTATACCTATAGATCTTTTACCATTTAAATGAAGTTGGTAATCATTATCTGTAATTGGTTTACCAGACCAACCATAATCACCTGCATGAAATCTTATTTTTCCTGTATTAGGATCTTTGTAACCATTGTTTACATTACAAAAACCGTAATTACGTTTTAATCCTGTAAAATACTTTATAAAATCTGTCATATCTATTTCCTAATATAAGACTGGGTCCAGTCTCCCGAACCCAGTCGTGGCCACCATAACCTTGGTTATAGTTCGTTATACAATATCCTTAGCTTGAGAAGGTTGTTCACTCTTCTCATACTGAGGTTTTGCAGCACCTTTTGAAACTGACTGTTGTAGTTTCTGTGCTTCTATGTATAGATTAGCATCCTCTTTCTTAGAGACATCTAGGACTCTCTTGAAAGATGGTTTATAGATATGCCAGCTTTTACTTCCAGCACTTTTAGCAACAGTTTTTAAATTATAAACTGCAGCATATGTTGCCGGTCTGTATTTCCCTTCTTTATCTTCTAATCTTAAATCTCTAATAAGATTATTCAACTCTCTAGATGGAGTTAAATTTGAAGATCTCATGGTAATTACAGCTGGTCTAGGTTCTTCACCTAAAACAAAGACATAGTAGTATGCAGTTTTTTCTACATAGTTACCATTGTCTAGTCTATACTTACCACCTCTTTCTTCTACTGCATCTTTAGGTAATGTAAGATGTGTAGTGACTGGAGGAGCCGCTGTGTCTCCCATCTCCTGCCATTCTGGATATCTTATATGCGTATGTGCAATAACGACATCCACTCCTTTGGACCCATCAATCAGTTGATTAATGCCTTTTGCATATATCATACCAGGTTTAGAACCTTCGACATACTTTGCATCATTAGCATTACATTCAGGTGATAACTGATGTAGGATTTTTAAGATGGAAGGTGTATTATCCTTACCATCTATTTCTTCGCTACCTTTCCCAGAGTCTTGTCTGAGATTAATAGCAGATAGTGCACCTGCACTATTCTTCTTAACTATAGCATCTGTATTAGCCATATATATCTCCTTATTTTCTATTTTTTATTTTCTATTTTTTATTTTTTATTTGCGTTTGATTTCCATCAAACGTGTTAAATAGTTCTGCAGGAACTTCACGACCTTTGTCTTTCCATTCCTTCATAACTACTTTGAGTGTCTGAGGATGAACCTTTTCATCTTGAATTGGTTCATAACCCTCAGACCTCGCAAGGTTAGCATATTCTGCTGCCTTGTTATCTTCGTTTTGACCAAACGATACTGTAATATTATTTTTTACAATATCACCTAAGCCATTTTCTCGAAGCCAGTTTAGTGCTTGTACTTTTTTATCAGCTTTAATTGACGCACTATAAATTTGTTTTACAGATAGTTCAGAACCATCTTTTAACTTTAAAGAAGATAAGTTCATGTCTTCCATTAACTTTGGAATAACTACGCAACTAAAGTATTTCTCATCTTCTTTTAAATCTTTAATTTGATCTTCTAAAGATTTAATTCTATCCTGAACTGATTTTAATTTCTCAATCTCAGTCGATAGTTTTTCCGGATCAATAATATCCGTTTGATTAGGTGCATCTGCACGCATATCTATATTCATAATGTAACTCCTATTATTAACTTTTTAACTTTCATGATGTAATAATAATTGCTTCAAAGCAATTTGTCAAGACTATTTTTGAAATATATTTATTTCTATAGGATAATAAGTTTTTTCTTGCCTGTCCCATTTAAGTAGTTTAAACTTACCGTTTGTCATTTCTGACGCAATTGCACAAGTTACCCCAATAATTGCAGGATCACCATTCAATAATAAATAATCATTTTCTGTAAAATCTTTTAGTTTTTGTCTGACTGAAAATATAAATGGCCCAGGTGAAAACATAATTTGTTCTAATGCTCTAAACATAATTTGTATATCACCAAATTTTTTTGCACCCATTATATTATACTTAGGTCGACCTGTTTCTCTATCAACTGGAATATCTTGTAATAAATATACTTTACTATCCATGATTGTAATTATTTTAAAAATTTCATTTGACTTTTATCTTTTTTTATATTACTATACGAAATAGAAAGAAAAGTAAATAGATTATGAATTATAAGTTTAAAACTAAGCCATACCAACATCAATTAGATGCATTAGAAGCATCTTGGGATAAAGAAAATTTTGCGTACTTCATGGAAATGGGTACAGGCAAATCAAAAGTATTATTAGATAATGCTGCAGTGCTATATGATAAAGGCCATATAAATGGTTTACTTCTTATTGCACCTAAAGGTGTTTATAAAAACTGGTATGATCAAGAAGTACCAACACATTTACCTGATCACATTTATAAAAAAATGGTGCTATGGAAAACATCAGATAAATCTAAAAAACAAAAAGAAATATTAAATACTTTGTTTCAACAAGGTACAGATTTACATATTTTAATTATGAATGTTGAAGCATTTTCATCTGGTGATGGTGCAGAGTTTGCATATAAATTTTTATCTTGTCATAAAGCAATGATTGCTATTGATGAATCAACTACAATTAAAACACCAACATCTAATAGAACAAAAAATATTTTAGCATTAAGAAATCATTGTAAGTATAGAAGAATACTTACAGGTTCACCTGTTACTAAATCACCATTAGATTTATTTTCTCAATGTGCCTTTCTTGATCCTTGGCTCCTGGGGCATGAATCTTATTGGACTTTTCGTTCAAGATACGCAAAGATGAGAAAGATAGAAGTTAATGGTAGAAGAGTTGAGATTGTTACAGGATACATGAATCTTGGTGAACTATCCGATAAAATAAAACCTTTTTCAAAAAGAATATTAAAAGAAGATTGTTTAGATTTACCAGAAAAAACTTATGTAAAACATTATGTTGAACTGACACCTGAGCAGAAAAAAGTTTATAAACAAATGAAACAACAGGCTATTGCATTTTTAGATAATAAGATGCAATCATCTGCAACCGTTATGACTCAGTTAATGAGACTACATCAAATTACTTGTGGTCACTTTACTGCTGATGATGGTACGATAAAAGATTTACCTTGCCAAAGATTAACAGAGTTAATGAGCATATTAGAAAATGTTGAAGGTAAAACAATCATATGGTCACATTACACTCATGATGTAAAAAGAATTATAAATGAAATTAAAAAAGTATATGGTGAAGATTCTGTTGTAGATTACTTTGGTGAAACAGATACTGATGCAAGATCAGCTAATATTAAAAAATTTCAAACGGATGATAATTGTAGATTTTTTGTTGGTACTACACATACCGGCGGATATGGTATTACCCTTACCGCCGGTAGTAATATGATTTATTTTTCTAATGGTTATGATTTAGAAAAACGTCAACAGTCTGAAGCAAGAATTGATCGTATAGGTCAAACTAGAAAGATGACTTATATTGATATTATGTCTCAAGATACTATTGACGAACGTATCGTTAAAGCACTCCGTAATAAAGTCGACATCGCAAATACAATTATGGATGAAGACTTTAGAGAATGGATTTAAACAATCTTTATTTGTTTTGGTTTTTTAGCTTCCGGTGGATTGTACTCAAGTTTAATCTTAAGCATACCATCTTCTAATTTACCATCACTACATTCAACATAGTCAGCTAATTGAAATTGTCTTCTGAAAGATCTTTTTGCAATACCTTGATGCACAAAGTCTGCTTTCTCTTCTTTTGAATGACCTTCAATAAATAAAATACCATCTTGAATTTCAACAGTTACTTCATCTTTTTTGTATCCTGCTAAAGCAAGCTCAATAGTATATTTACCATCGCTTTCTTTTATTATGTTATAGTGTGGAAAACCAGAATTGACTGTAGATAGATAATTGAATCTATCAAACATATCATCAAAACCGATTGCGTTATTTAGGAATGTACTTAGATTTGTCATAATAACCTCCTTATTTAGACAGTTAGTTTTAGGCCCTCCTAAAAGCGACCTGAGATTAATATAATTATGATTATAGTTTTTGCAAGAGCACTAATATAATTCCTGCCATACCAGAAAATAAAGCTCCTGCTGATACTAGTAATATTCTTTCTATTCTATTGATTTGTCCTTGAAGACCGTCTATTGCATTCTGAGTTTGTTTTTGCATTATACGACATAATTTTTCGTGTGAATCTATTCTTTGAATTGCGTCTTGTTGTGATTTTCTTGCCATTAGAATGTGACCCCCGCCACATAAAGACCCCAATAGTTTGATACTATCTGACCGCCCAAATATTTCATTATGCTAAACCTCTTGATCTTAATCTAATTTGTTTTTCCTCTTCAGATAATAAAGCATTCTCAGTTGGTGTCAATCCTTGTGCTGTTAAATTGTTCCCTGGAGCCTGAATCTGTGATGTTAATACCTGTTGATTTGGCATTGGTGGTTGGCCAATGTTTCCTAAACCAAGACTTTCTGCAATACCTGGTCCTTCTTCTAAGTAGTCCGTTAAATCTAAATCAAATGTTTCACCTAAATTTAATTGTTTTAAATCTCTAGTCATGTCTCTAAGAACAGGTTTTATTTCTTTAAATACATCTAAATCTCCAAGGTCTCTTGCAATTTCACTAAATCTATTTTCAATATCTTTCGATGGAAAGTATGGTTCAAATTGACCATTTTTTAATTTTCTAAATGCTTGATCACTTAATTGTCTATCTTTAAATGTTTTTCTTAATTCATTTGTACTAACACCTAAAGTTTCTGCTCCATTTAAATTTCTAAACATTTCTTTTTGTACATTAAATCTTGCTTGGTTTGATATATAGAATCTTTCTATAATATCATTTGCTTTTACTGGTCCACCTCTTAACAATCCAAAGTAACCACCAGTAAATTCTCTTCTAGCATTTCTTATACCTGTTTGATATTCAGCAATTTTAAATCCCATTGCATCTAATGGATCTACTTTAATAGCTCTAAATCCAATTAGTCCACCAAGTTCTGGACCTATTTCTAATTCGTCACCTCTTTTAGTTGGAGTTCCAAATGCTGCTTGACCTATTCTTTGATACTGTTTGTATGATGGTGCAAGAGCTTCACCTAAATGTAAAAATTGAATTGCAAGTTTATCACCAAATGGTGTTTCATCTGTATATAATAATCTACCTTCATTAGTTCTTCCATTTCTAACAATAATATCAGTCATTGCTTCTGTCCAAATAGATTCAGAAATAAATGGATTCATAATTTCACCAGTAGCTTCTACTATACCATCTCTAAAACCTCTTAATAAAATATCATCTGACTCTTGCGATAATAAAACATTATTTAATAATGTTCTAAATGGTCTTGCAACTGTATCGTAAACGTTACTGTGACTAAAATCTATATATCTTAATGTTCCATCATCATCTCTCATTGGAAGTAATGTAGAGTTTTTAGACCACTCAGGTACGAATTGTCTTAATGCTTGCATCTCATCTTCTGTAACATCATATAAAGCTTTCATTCCTTCAGTTAATGCAATTGGTACTGTAGTTAATGTAGTAGTCATACCTGCTAATCTTTTAATACCTGTTGCATACATTGGGTTATCATTTTTAACAAAAGCATTTGCCTCAATATCAAATACAATAGGTCCAACATTACTACCTCTTGTTGGTCTTGAATGTCTTAATTCTGATAAAGCCTGTTTACCAATACCTGCAGTTGTTCTAATCATTTCTGATGGGAAAGACATAAAGTTACCAATAGGAAGTAGTCTAGATGTTTTAACTGCAGAACCAACATACGCATAATTTGGTACAGTATTTTTTACAATGTCAGCTGCTTGTCTTTTTAATCCTAATAGTGTGTCATCATCTAAAGTAGCATCTAAATCTGCTCTTTTAATATTTAATTGTTTTGCTCTACCTATTTTTAATCTTTCAAGTTCAGTTAAATAATTTGTAATTTTAAATGCATCATCTTCCGCAACATATTTACCTTGTAAGAAAGAACCTACTTTTTTCATTTTTTTAAAAAATGATTTTAATATTGTATCGGGTGTAATAAATTGATTACCACCTTGTATTACATCTTTAAATAATGCAGTTAAATCTCCTATTTGTACTTGTGAATTTACAACTCCTAATTCTAAAAACTCTTGGTATAGTTTTTGCATTTCAGGACTTTTAGGTCCAAGTTTAAATACACCTGATCCCTTGAAACCTTGAACAGCATTTTTAAAAAATGAAGGTTCAATAACTGTACCATTTGCAACAGTAAACATACCAGCACTAATTAAGTTTCTTAAGTGAGTAGGTATAGATAAAATTGTTTTAGCCATTTGTGATGCAGCTTTTGGTGCAAGTAATAATGTTCTATATAAATAAGTAGCTGCAGTTTCAGCTGTTGATGCAGATTCTCTACCTCTCAATGCACCTGCTAAACCTCTTGGCACATCATTAGCATGTAACATACCTTCAGCTATTTCTTTTGTTGTGTACGAATTTAATATTTCATTATCAACATATTTAATTCCAGGATATTTTCCTTCTGTTAAATAGTCACCTACCTTAACCACTTGTATTCCTGTTTGATTAGATCTTACACCTTGTTTAGCTAACTCTTCACTAGCCCAAAAAGCTCCTCTTCCACCCTGAG